CGCAAGTATTCAGTGAATTAGAACAATTGTTGCCAACCATGATCAACATTGACATGTATGGCGGCGAACCATTTTTAATCAAGCAACTAACTAATCTAGTACGCATGTCTGTTGACAGTGGGCATGCAAGTCACATTAGACTACACTATAACAGCAATGGATCTATCTATCCTGAGGATCTAATTTCTCTTTGGACAAAGTTTGAGCATGTTGACCTGCATTTTAGCATTGATAACATTGGTGATTGTTTTGCTATCGAACGTGGCAGTGAATGGTCTGTGGTGGAATCTAACATATTGCGTCTTGCTGATTTAAAATTACCCAATGTTAAAATCAGTATCATGCCAGTAATTAATATCATGAATATTTTTTATCTAGACAAATTACTTGACTGGGCAGAACAACACAATATGCCAGTCAATCCACTGTACTTGGATCGCCCCAAAGAATTTGCCATTACTAACATGACCAAATCAGCGCAAGAACTAATCATAAACAAATACAGTAATCATTCTTGGCCTGAAATGAAAAATATACTGTCTATGATTAAGCGGTCATCACCTAGTGATGGTCAAGATTTTATACAGCTAACAAAGCATTTTGATACTATACGAAATCAAAATTTCCTAGACAGTCATGCCGAAATTGCAGTGGCCATGGGCATGCATTAACATGTAGAGAATTTTAATGATATGATGATTGATCAATTACCACCACACTTAAAACAACAAGACATTGTTGATTTTCCTAGATTTACCCCTCACCAGGTGGTCGAGGAGTTTGAACATAGGATTGCTGAATTTTTTGGTGCACCGTATTGTATCAGCACCGACAGTTGTACTCATGCATTGGAGTTATGTCTAAGATTTCACACTCCAAAAAACTTAGTCAAGCTAACCAAATGGACATACATGAGTATTCCAATGATGCTGGATAAACTACATATATCATATGTACTAGAGGATATCAAGTGGCAAGACAGTTATCACGTGACTGACCAAATTATTGATGCAGCCGTGATGTGGCTGCCACAAAGCTATCGGCCTGGTACATTTACTTGTCTTAGCTTCCAACACAAGAAACACTGTCCTATTGGCAGGGGCGGAGCTATACTACTTGATTCGTTTGATGATTACCAAACTTTGTATCGAATGGTGTTTGATGGACGAGATCGAAATTTGATTCAAACAGATGATGTTATATCATCACAGGGATTTCATTATTACATGACCCCAGAAGATGCTGCTCGTGGTATTAAGATTTTTGAGTGGGTTAAGAACATTGAACCTGAAAAAAAGTCTTGGCAAAATTATCGAGACTTATTAACTTACGACTATTTTAAAAATGCTGGTATTACCAACTCTTAAAAAATATTTTGTGTTTGATAAAGTGTTTAGTCTGCTAGCGTATGATCAAGACATGACTAAACTAAAAGAGGACTTGCTTCCGCTAGTTCGGGATTCTTACGAATCTAACTATAGATTTATTTTTTTACATTACGACACAGACTACCATATTTCTAAAAACACCCCTGGTCTGATACTAAGAAATTTACAAAAAATTTTACATAGTCTAGATATATCTAATTATTTTTGTCTAATACTATCACAGAAAGATCTACAAACACACTTAGATCAGTTACGCATTGAAGAAACCAATGATGATTGCGCTATTGCATGTATCACTCATCAACTGCAAGATTTGTTGTTTACTCTCAATTGTGATGCTACCAAACTAAATGTGGATTCTATCAATGCTAAATTTTTATGTCTGAATCGAGTCAAAAGGTCGCATCGAACATTGTTATTTGCGTTACTGCAAGAACATAATTTGCTTGATCAAGGATTAGTCAGCTATGGAAGTAGGCTATGAATTTAATAACTGTTCAGCCGTTTAGTCGTATCAATGACAATCTTATCATACATGATGTTAGATTATTGTCTCTGTTGAAACACATTACCGACACTTTTCAATATTCAAATTTTGAAGATATGTACGACGTTCAACAGGCCAATTCGCTATTGCACCAACGTGCATTTTTACACGTGGTAACTGAAACTATATTTGATTATCCACACAATTCGTATGGAGAAAAAACATTTAAACCAATTGTTAATCTTAGGCCGTTTGTGCTAGTATCAATCCCCGGTGCGTTAGCTGACCTTCGTCATACTGGATTTAAAACGTTTAGCAATTGGTGGGACGAAAGCTATGATCAAATACAAGATCCAATTGATAGGATGTTGTGCATCATTGATCTAGTAACAGACATTACTAACAAACCGTTAGCGGTGCTCAAACACATGTGTCACGAGATGCAAGAAGTGTTATATCATAATCATACACACTATTATCAAACTTTTCAATCACAAGAATTAGAAAAGTTTGATAAGTTGTGTAAACTTAATTTACTACCCCGATGAAATTGTATATTTGTGGTGATAGTTTTTGTGTCGAAGATCCTGAATATGGTCAAAACTGGGTTGGCTACATTCGAGATCAACTGCCACATATTGATGTTGTTAACCTAGCCAGTTGTGGGGCTAGCAATTACCTAATCTATTTGCAGACAAAACATGCCATCGAAGAAAACTGCGATTTTTTAATATGTAATTTTACTAGCTCGATACGACAAGAAATTAAAGTACGAGACGACTCACACAACATTGACTCGGTGGCAAGATACTATAATTCAGTTTTAGACAATCAGGACACTTCCATGATTTGTGGTAGTTGGATTGGTATAGATCGCCACTATCCTGGCCAAGTAGATAAGCAGACAGTTATATTAATTGAGAATTTTTTTAAACAATGTGTTGATTTTCCAAACTTGATTGAAAAAAATTATCTCTATATCAAAAGTACATTAGGCATGCTTGCTAGTTTGCCCTCTAGGCCATGGGCATGGTCACGTGGTGGCTTCGAACATGCTAGTTTTTCAAATTCATCAGCACACTGGGAATTTGATCAATTTGCTGACTCTCATATTTCACTGAACTTGTGGGACTACTATGACCCAAAACCGTTGCGTCCATATTACCATGTGGCTAATCCAACCGTTCATCAAAATGTTTGCAATCAGTACATTAAGATGTTACAATTATAATCTATGATAGAAATTAAAAATCTCACTGTCAAAAACTTCATGAGCGTAGGCAATGCCACTCAGGGCATTGACTTTAATCGCAGTGACCTTACACTTGTATTAGGTGAGAACCTAGACCTAGGCGGAGATGGCAGCCGTAATGGCACAGGCAAGACCACAATCATCAATGCGTTAAGTTATGCTTTGTATGGCAATGCTCTAAGCAACATTCGCAAAGATAATCTTGTGAACAAAACCAACGGCAAAAACATGCTAGTGAGTCTAGACTTTGTTGTCAACGGTGTTGAATATAAAATTGAGCGTGGGCGAAAGCCTAACGTGCTACGATTCTATGTGAACAATCAACAAAAAGAAGTTGAGGACGAAGCACAGGGCGACTCAAGAGAAACGCAAGATGCAATTGAACGCATCATCAACATGAGTCATGACATGTTCAAACATGTGTTAGCCCTAAACACTTACACTGAACCATTCCTTAGTTTGAAGGCCAATGACCAGCGTACTATCATTGAACAATTGTTGGGTATCACACTGTTAAGTGAACGTGCTGACCGTATCAAAGAAGCAAATCGACAAACCAAGGATGCGATTTCTCAAGAAGAGTTTCGTATCCGAGCAGTGCAAGAAGCCAACAAACGCATTGAAGAACAAATTGAGGCCCTTAAACGTCGTCAGACACTTTGGCAAAACAAGCATCAAGAAGAATCAGTAAAATTACAAACTGCACTGGATGCTCTACAAAAAATTAACATTGATGACGAAATACAATCGCATCGTGATCATACTATATGGGATCAAAAAAGAAAAGACATTAATGATCTAGCCACTCAAATCAGTAGAACCAAATTAGATCTAGGACGGGAAGAAAAAGCTGTGGCCAAGCTGGCCAAAGAAATTGCCACTTTAGAATCGCACACTTGTCATACTTGTGGACAAGCGTTTCACGATCAAAATCATGAAACTGTGTTGGCTACAAAACAAAAAGATCTCAATGAAGCTCAAGAGCGACAACAGGAACATGCTGATATGCTACTCAATCTTGAGTCTGCGCACACTGGCCTTGGCGAGCTTGGCAAGCCACCACGCATGTTCTACGACAAAGAAGAAGATGCTATTCATCATCGGGCTACTTTGGCAAATCTTCATCAACAGATTACTGCCAAGTCGCTTGATGTTGACCCTTACCAAGAACAAATTGATGAGATGACTGGACAAGCTCTGCAAGTGGTATCATATGAGCCTCTCAATGAACTTACTAGACTACAGGACCATCAAGAGTTCTTGCTTAAACTACTCACCAGCAAAGACAGTTTTGTACGCAAGAAAATTATTGATCAGAATTTGAGTTACCTAAATGGACGACTCACACACTACTTGGATCGCATTGGGTTGCCGCACACAGTCAAGTTCCAAAACGATCTTACAGTCAGCATCGAAGAACTGGGTCGCGAACTAGACTTTGACAATTTGTCAAGGGGCGAACGCAATCGATTGATCTTGAGCATGTCATGGGCATTTCGTGATGTATGGGAAAGTTTATACAGTCCCATCAACTTGTTGTTTATTGACGAGTTAATTGACAACGGGTTAGATACCCAGGGTGTTGAAAGCAGTTTGGCCTTACTTAAGAAGATGAGCCGAGAACGGCACAAGAGTATTTGGTTGGTGAGTCACAGAGACGAACTTGCTGGTCGGGTGGAAAATATTCTTAAAGTGGTCAAAGAAAACGGATTCACCAGCTATAACAACGATGTAGACATAGCATAATTTTAAACATTTAAGGCATAACAGATAACTACATGTCCTATGACATGGTTATATCAAAATCAAACAATCAACGACTTGCCAGGAGATTGTATTGGCTTTGTGTACATTATAACCAACATCACTTCGGGACGCAAATACATAGGCAAAAAACTAGCAAAATTCTCCAAGACAACACAAAAGACAGTTAAACTTAAAAACGGCACTAAGAAGAAACGGAAGATTCGAAGCAAAGTGGACAGCGATTGGCGCGATTACTATGGTAGTAGCCCGGAACTTTCCAAAGATGTTGAATCATTAGGCAAAGACAACTTCTCTCGCGAAATACTTTACTACTGTAAATCTAAATCAGAATGCAGTTATATTGAGGCTCGCGAACAATTTTCAAGACGAGTGCTGGAAAGCAAAGATTACTACAACGGTCACATTCAGGTTCGCGTTCACGGTTCCCACATAATCAACAAACTCTGACGTAAAGTCAAATCAATCACAGTATAAAGCAAGCACAAGCTAACGTCGTGTGCCCTAGACCTGGATCCCGGATCACAGGGATGGAAGCCTTGCCGCTGTAGCAAGCACTCAATCACTATCCTTGACCGGACGAAGATCGCAAAACGCCAGCGGTTTGATTGTTTGAAAAAATAAAAAGCTAAAAAGACGTCACAGTGATGTGACACCTTATACTACCCAGTTAGCGTTGAGTAGTATAAATGCCGTTGTTATAAAGACGGGGCTCGAGG